AATGAGTGATCTCGGTCATGGCGGAGTGGTCGCAGGTGATGGCCGGAACCCCACAGGCTTGAGCCTCGAGCACGGGCACTCCGAACCCCTCGCCCATGGATGGATTCAGGAGCACGTCGAAGCTGTTGTAGAGCCCGGAGACGAAGTGGTTGTCCATGATCCCCAGGTGCCAAGCATTCGCCTGTGGTGAGCGGAATCTGTCCTCGGGGATCTCCATGATCTTCGCCAGACGTTTTAGATCCTGCCCTTTGGCCGCTGGCTCCAGGCGGGAGTGAACGTAGATGTAGGAGTCGGGGTGTGACTTGAGGAAGCGCCCAAACGCATCGAACGCCTGGGGGAATGACTTACGTGCGGCCACCGGGTTCCAACCCGCATTCGCCGCCACCATTCCCACGAGGAAAGCATCCTCGGGCACTTCGAGCATCTGTCTGACTGCTGACTTGGATTCGGGCATCGGGTAGAACACTTCCGTCTCCACGCCGTGCGGAACGTACAGCGGCCCGAGCTGGAACTTGCGCATCCACTCCTCACCGAACCTAGACATCGCGATGGGGCGCACGCGCTCGTGCTGCAGCACCGCCAGAACCTCGGGAGGAATGGGCCAGTGATCGACGGGTGCCCAGATCGCCATCTCGGTGTCGGGCCACGCATCGGGGTGGAGTACCCAAGCGTCGTAGAGCGTGATGACGATGTCGGCACCGAAGTGCTTCGCGAACGTCTCGATTGTCTCTTCGCCCTTGGCGGGGTAGACGTCGATGCCATGCCAGTTCGTAGCGTGGTTGTCGATGCCGTGGTTCGCGGCAATAGCAACCTCGTGCCCTGCTTCCACGAACCGCTTGGTGAACATCTCCGTCTGCTCGCCGTAGCCGGAGCCAACCCACGGGGCATTCGAAAGCCAGAGAATCCTCATGTCGGGATGACGTGAACGCGCCAGATCGCACCGAGCAGGCGGTTCTCTATCGCGCCGGGATCGGAGAAGATGCCGAACGAGCTCGGGCTCTCCTCCACTTGCAGATCATCGACTGTTCCGCCTAGTGTCGCGTCCGATTCAATCGCGGAGGTGAGAGACGTGCTCGCGGTGGGGTCCATCAGCGATAGCAGCAAGTCCTGTCCAGCTTCCTGATCTGCCGTTGAGACGCGACAGCGGACGGAGAAGAAGTAATCCCACCCCTCACCATACGACGAGCGTTGCATGAACGGATCGCCGGGGTACATGTCAATGCAGGGAGGGGTGGGGTTCGAGACAAGTCGGCCGTCGACTTGAAGATTGGTGATGGTTGAGAGTTGGGTGGTGATCTGTGCCGCCAGGGCGTCCATGATCTGAGCAACGGTCGCCACGAGAACCTAACCCGCCCACCGGACGTTCATGCGATTCCCCAGGAGCCCTTGAGTATCACGAGCTTGTGCGCGTGGCGGTCCCAGGAGTCTCTAGCGGTATAGGCAGTGAGTCCTGACTCACCTAGCCCGATGATGCCGAACGGTGACTGCTCCTGCTGCCAGTGCTCCACCGCACGTTCGAGGTTCACCTGCCTCGCGACAGCGGGAGGATTCCCATATGGCGTCGTGTCTCCGTTGATGTCCGTCTCCCCAACCTCGGAGTCGATCTCGTCTGCTGCCGTCTTGAGCACTCTCATGAGCGCGTTGTGACGGGTGGTGGCGTTGACTCTGAGCAAGAGAGCAAGTTCGGCAACCGACGCATACACGGGCCGGTCATCCTGAGTGTTCTGCACCGGGAACGTCGGCAGCCCCAGATCCCCCGTGGCGTCGAGGAACACGATCCGGTACCAGAGGTCGTAGGCGGTCGCAAGTTGGGTGGTGAAGTTTCGATACTGAGGGTTGGCTGGATCGGAGTCGACGGGGGAGAGGTTCTGCGTCTCTAGAGTCGTCCAGGTAGCTGGGGAGGAGGCCGTGCCTTCCTGAATCCGCGCCTGCGTCCAGGGCAGGGCGTCATAGCGCGGCGAAGGCCTGAAGTCCTCGAGCGAGACAACGATGCTCATTCCTCTGTGTCCTCCTCGATTGTTCCTCCGACGGTATCCGCTATGTGCCCTTGCTCGCGTCCGTCAATGACGCCCACGAGATTGTCTGCTATGCCACCCGTGTAGATCGGGTCCATCATCGTGAACGTCGAGCCCTTGACTTCGGTTCCCGAAAGCCTCGCGAGAACCAGTAGCGCCCCGGTGCGGTTGGCAACGCGGTTCCTGCCGCCGGACTCGATGGCGAAGGCAAGTAGAGAACCTGTCTCGGTGGCGGTGAATACATCGGCTGCGCTCAGGTTGGTGTCGGGGGTGAGGCTTCCCGAGTTCGTCTTTTCCCGGATTCGAGCTCCGGCCAGGAACGCCGCCGCGACTAGTGAACCCGTCTCGGTTGCCGTAAAGACATCCGCACCGGAGGAGAGCGCGGAGGCAAAGAGCGAGCCCGTCTTGTTGAACGTCCCCGCCTTTTGCCCGACCCCAGATAGGAGTGCGCTCGCCATGAGCGTTCCCGTCTCTGATGCTGTGAAGACATCGGCACCGCTCAGGAACCCACTCGCGGAAAGACTCCCGGTTTCAGAGTGTTCAGCAACGTCAGCGCCCGAGAGAGAGGCGGCAGAGGTAAGACTCCCGGTTTCGGAGTGCTCCGCAACATCCGCACCGCTCTCGAGTGCGCCGGCGGTGAGGCTGCCTGTCTCGGAATGCTCGGCGACGTCGGCCCCGGAGAGCGAACCTCCCGCGCTGAGTGAGCCTGTCTTGTCGTAGGACGGAACCGTGGTATCCGCCAGTGGCCCGACGATCCGCGAAGGGTTGTCGTCCAGGATGTTCTGGCGGTCGGGTGCCGCAACGACTCTGTCGAAGACGAGTGTGGCCGGAACGTAGGCCTGAACTCCGGAGATGAGCCCGAACGCCATGAGCGTTCCGGTTTCCGAATGCTCCGCGACGTCCGCGCCGGAGGTCAGAGCGAAAGCTGTTAGAGAGCCTGTCTCCGAATGCTCGGCAACATCCGCGCCCGAGGTCAGCGCACCGGCAATCAGATCGCCCGACTTGTTGTACGTCGTCCCCGCCGCCGCAACGGGTGGAGTGATGATCTTCGATCCCGGTTCAACAGGGAAGTTCTTACGATCTGCCGCTGCAACGACAGGCGGAATGACTTCCGGCGTAACTGCCGTCGGGGTAAGCGGGGCGATGACAACTGGCCCACGCTGCGCGACGGGGTTTCGGATGATTACCGGGTAGCGAACAAGGATGCTCACCTGTAGATCGTCCCCGAGCGAGTCACGATGAGCGGTGGCCCTTCGGGAGCTGGCCCGAGGGTGTCATTCCACCACGTCGGGATATCCCCGGTATCCACCGTTCCCCCGGTGTGCCCCGTTTCCGACATCGTTCCCCCGGCGGCGAAGCTCGCCAGCCCGGTTACTGCATTGACGCGGATGCCTTCCTTCGGCGCTGCGTCGATCCAGGCCTGGTAGCCGCCGGTGAGGTTGTGAACCGCCGTAGAGCCGATGTCGGAGTCCCAGACTGCCGCTATCAGGATGTTGCCGTTGATGTACGACTCGCCGGGATCGAGAGCTCCGATGACAAACCCCGTCATCGAGGTGGAGTTCGCAACCGCGCTGCCCATCGCTGCGTCTCTCCATGAGGGATCGCGATAGATGTGGATGTTCGGTGTGGAGCTTCCCGAGGCCTTGCGGATGGCCAGGATCACCCAGTCGTTGGCCGTGGTGATCGGGCTTCCCGTGTCGAAGGTTCCCCCGGCGTTCGACTCCAGGGTGACGTTGCCGCTCGAGTCCATGTTCATCGCGAGCCCGATGTTGAACGCGCCCGAGTGCCCACCGCATATCCCCTGGTCGGTGCCGGTGGTGTGCTTGAACACGCAGGCCATGGTGAACGCGCCCGTTCCTGCCCAACCGCCCATGTTGCACTCGATGCGCTCTGAGGAAGCAGGATTGAAGAGGACTGAGTCGGCCATCTACTGCTGCCAGACTTTCACCCAGTCGTACTCCACAACGCACGGGATCTGATCGTTCGGTGGGCCACCTTCCCAACCACTCCCCGAATCGGGCATGGAGGAAAGCACGATGAACATCTCCTGCGGCGTCGAGTCGAAGGGTGACGTGGTGTGGAGTTGGACGTTATCCATGTACCACGTCACTTCCGAGGCAGTCCACTTGACAGCGTGGGTGTGCCATTGCGTGAGATCCTGGCTTGTCTGGTGATCCGAGCCGGCGTTGATCTGGTCGTTCGTTGAGTACCTATCTCCGGTGTTCTTGTGCAGCGTCCCGTAGGCCATGCCGGTGTCGAGAGCGAGCGCCTCGAAGATGTCTATCTCGGCGTTGTAACAGTGCCCCGATGCGGTCTGGCAAGGAGGGCAGGAGGGCATGACGTTCTCGGGAGACTGGGAATACTCATACGCCGAGAGCCAGAACGCCGCCAGCGATGACGGAGCAGCGTTGTAGCGCATCCTGCACTCGAAGTACCCGTACTTGCCCTTCCAGATCGCGTCCGCAGTCTGGGCGTCCGAGGGGCCGGTGGTGACGAACAACTCCGCCCAGTTCGAGAACGGTGCCCACCACAGCCCCTGCAGCTTGAGCACCGAGTTCGAGACGGTGATCTCCACGGCCGGGTTCTGTGCGCCACCGGGGTCGTACCAGATGTGGTTCGTCCACTTGGCGGCGTTCAGAGATGAGCCGGGGAAGTCGTCGGAGAACACGACGGAGTACCCCTGGCCTTGTATGGCTGCGGGTTGGCTCGAGGAGATGCGTAGCGAGCTCTGCGGCGACGTTCTGATTCCGCTAGATCGTCCTCCGCTCGAACCTCCCCGGCGAGTAGCGCCAGGGAAGGGCACGTTTACTCATCCCACTCAATCGCGAAGTCCAGGTGCTGCGCCGTGCCGGTGGGGCAGATGATGACGATCCCGGAAGTGGTGGCGTTGTCGAGGACGAACTCCCCCGGCCCCCATGTCCAGATCACCCCGGCTCCGATGGCTGCGCCGAGAGAAGCCTGCCGGATCGGGGAACCGACAGTGGCGTCTGCAGTGTGGGTGTTGAACCCTGTGGCGACGATGACGCGCGAGTCGTCGGAGAGACAAATCTCCGTAAGTCCTGCTCCCTGCGTACCCGTGGCCGAAGCCCTGACGATTGCAACCGCGACGGCTGTGGCGGTCGTGTTGAAAACCTCCACCGCGCGGATCTGCGGCTTGAGAGCGGCCGTCGAATAGACGCTCGGCCCCCGCACGGTGGTCGGGATTGCAGAGGTTCTGGTTGCAACTGAGCATCGAGCCATTGCTTCCTCCTATCGTCGTGCCATCACAAGGGGGGTTTCGACGTAAGCCACCGGGGCATCTCCGAGAGCCACCCAGTTGTATTCG